GATCCACGATTGTTGACGATATGTGCTGGATACAGTCTGCCGACACATTGATTGTGGTGCATCCAGATCTGCAGCCGGTGCGGATCACCAGAACCAGCGACACCGCTTGGACGGCCACATCAATCACGTTTGACTCAATACCCAAGTATGCATATGACATTGATTTTCATACCAATACCAGCTCAACCCTGACCCCGTCTGCCGTGTCTGGTAATGTGACCTTGACGGCATCAACGACGCATCACGACTCTGGCACAGCGCAAGCTGGCACCAGCACGACCATTACCCTTAAAGCAACAGCAAGTGCAACAGATGACATATATGTTGGCATGTACGTCAACATCACAGGCGGCACAGGCTCTGGCCAAACTCGGCTGATTGAGGACTACAACGGCACCACCAAGGTGGCCACAGTTGAAGAGGCCTTCACCGTCACGCCAAACGGCACAAGCACCTACACCACAACCACGTTTTCAGCTCTGTCTGTCAACCAATACATCAATGTGCAGCCGCAGGGTCGCGCAAGGATTGTGCGGTATGTGTCAGCCACAGTGGTTGAGGTGGTGACAGAGTACCCATTCTTTAACACCACCGTGATTGATGCAGGCCGCTGGGAACTTGAGCATGGCTATGTGGATGTGTGGTCAAGCACTAAGGGCTGGCCACGCTCTGTGACTTTTCACGAAGGCAGGCTCTATTTTGGTGGCAGCAAGTCGCGGCCATCCACGATCTGGGGCTCCAAGATCGGCCTGTTCTTTGACTTTGTGCCAAGCGAGTCGCTGGATGATGACGCGGTCGAGGCCACACTTGACACCAACGATTTGAACGTAATCACTGACATCATCAGCTCGCGTGACTTCCAAGTGTTCACCACTGGCGGTGAGTTCTTTGTGCCGCAGCAGGGCACTGATCCAGTCACGCCGCTGACCTTTACATTCAAGAACGTGAGTCGCAATGGCATCAAGCCCGGCACTCGCGTGCAATCGGTTGAGTCTGGATCGATCTACATTCAGCGCCAAGGCAAGTCGCTTAACGAGTTTGTGTTTAGTGACACCCAGCTCACCTACATTACGCAGCGGATCTCATTGCTGTCTGGCCACCTACTCAAAGGGCCACAGCGCGTTGCGTTGCGTCGAGCATCAAGTACCGAAGAAGCCGACTTGCTGTTGATGACCAACACTGATGACGGCACCATGGGTGTGTTCAGCATCATGCGCAGCCAGCAAGTGACCAGCCCATCTGAGTTCATCACAGATGGCTCTTACATCGATGTGGGCGTGGATGTGAACGCCATCTATGTGGTGACCAAGCGCACGTTCAACAGCGTTGACAGGTACTTCATTGAGCTCTTTGGCTACGAGTATTTCACCGACTGCGCGTTTGTTGGCGGTGCAGCAGCCAGCGCCAGCAGCCTGCCTCATGTGGCCAAGGTGTTGAACGTGATCACCGATGGCTCGCCACAAGGGAATGAGACTGTGAGCGGAGCTGGCGCTGTGACCTTTGACCGATCTAGCACCACCAGCTATGAGGTTGGCCTGCCAATCACGGTCTACGTTAAGACCATGCCTGCTGAAGTTAAGTTGCAAACCGGCAGCCGGGTGTCGTTCAAGAAGCGCATTGTGGAGATCAGCGCAGTGGTCAACGAGACTCAAAACATGATCATCAACCAGCAGCCGGTGGCGTTTAGGTTGTTTGACAACCCGCTGCTGGACGACCCCATACCAGAGTTCACCGGCATCAAGCGCGTCAATGGCGTGCTTGGTTACAGCCGCGAGCAGTCCATTGAGGTATCCCAAGACTTGCCGGTCAAGATGAACCTGCTGGGCTTGGACTACCGAGTAGCTGTTTTCTCAGGAACATGACATGGCAACAGCAGTAACACCCGGACAAGTAGTTGGAGTCGCAGGCCTGATTGGTGCCTACGGCGAAGCCGAGGCGCAAAAAGCTGCGGCGATAAATCAGCAGACAAGCTACCTGCTGCAAGCGCGTGACACGTTGGCTGTGGCCGAGGTGCGTGCCGACATGTCTGAGCAGTACTCCACTATCCAAGCCGGTCGCACAATTAAACGCGCCGAAATGGAAGCTCAGAATTACACCATTGCTGGCAATGGTTTACTTAGGAACATGCGAGCAACCAACGCAGCTATTCGCGCAAGAGCTGCTGCAAGCGGCGTGGTGCTGGGTGAGGGATCTGTGCAGGCTGTGCAGCGCGAGAACGTGGCTGCCACATTTCGTGATGTTGGTATTGCTGACCTTAACGCACTGACTGCGCGGGTCATGGGCTTTGAGGATGCCAGCGCCATGCTGGAGTCCACCGACTACCAAAACATGCTCAACCTGTACAGCGCAAGAAGCCAAGCTGGCCAGCTAAATTTTGCTGGCTCTGCCGCTCGCAGGGCTGGCGGCATCCTTGCCGGAGCAACATTAACCAGTGCTTTGGCTCCGGCTTACAAAGCATATACGGATAAATAAACATGGCCACAAGAATCGAATCAGGACAAATGCAATTGCGCTCTGTTGGTGGTGTACCAATGACGCAAGTGCAGCAGCAACAGGTTGATTACATTGGGCCGCGTGTTGCTGCACAAGGTGCCAGCCAGCTTGCGCAGATTCTTGATCGCATGAGCGCCAGTGCATTTCAAACTGCTGCCGGTATGCGCCAGCAAGAAGGCTTGCAGTTTGCCGCACAAAACCCATTGACATCTGAGCAGGTGCAGCTTGCCAAAGATGGAGTTAATCCAGAGGGTTGGTTTATGGGGCCTAATGGGTCAACACTTCCAATGCCAAGTGTCAATTCAGCTGGATATTTTGCGCAAGCTGTTGCCAAAGCTCGCAGCCTTGAGCTATCTGGCCACTTTGAGATTGAAGGCCGCAATGAGTTGGTGAAGCTGTTGTCTCAGGTCGAGGCAGGTCAAATTGACTCTGCCCAAGTCGCAGCAAAAGTTCAGACTATGTCCGACGGTTTCTCAAAGTCTTTGGCAAACATTGACCCAGAGGCATCAATCAAGTTCCGAGCAACCATGGCCACGCACGGCAACACCGTGCTCAATGCTGCCTACAAGGCCGAGCTTGACAGAGCCAAAGCACAGCGCATTGCTAAGTTCGACTCTGACTTTGATAACAGCACACGACTGCTTGAGCAAACAATTTCTCAAGGTAGCTTTACTGATGCCAGTGGCCAACAGCGCTCCATTGATGAGTTGGCTGATGTGTTTCGCAAGAACGTGCTGACACAGTCTTTATTGCTTGGCGACAAAGCTTTGCAGACAGAATACAGCACCAAGTTTGAGGTAGCGTTGCGCACAGCCAAGATCAATTCTGTGACCAAGGCTTTGATTACTGATGCCAACATGGTAGACCCAGAGCTGACTCTTAAAAACCTGAGAGAAGGCAAACTTGGCAACATGAGCCCAGTGCTTCAGTCCATGATCGTCAATGACTTTGATGCTGTGGCTAAGGTGACTGCCAACTATATGGTGGCTGTCAACAGCCGCAAGTCAATCAAGGATGCCAAGATTGTTGAAGAAAAACGTGCAGCTGTTGCTGAATTTGTTCCGCTATATGAACAAGCCATATCAGCTCCAGAAGGAAGCCCCGCCAGAAAAAAGTTTGCTGGGCAAATTGCTGACCTTGCAACACGATCTCCAGATGCCGTGCCTATTGGGGTATTGAAAGATTTGCTTGAGCCAAGCAAAGAGGGTAATTCGGTTGCGGAACTAAATGTGTTGAATAGTATTTTTCTTGGAACAATTAACAGTTCAGAGCAAATTATGAAAAACAATACGTTGAATGCTAAACAAAAAATTACTGCATTAAAGTTTTTTATTAGTGAGGATCGCCGCGATCAATATGACTTGATTTCTGGAATATCAAAATTATCTGGCATACCAGTAATACCCGGCAGCGTAGTAGTAGTTGATCCAAAGGGTGAAGAGTTTAAGAGGCGCAACGATTTAAATGCTGAATCTTTGCAAATTCAAGCTGAGGCTGCGCGCAAAGGTGAAGTGCTAACCCCTCGACAAATACTTTCTAAGCTAGAAGAAAACCTTACTCTAAGAAGAAATTCAGAGTCAGCAAAAGCTGCAAGAAGCACATTGACACAAGTGTATGAAAAGAAAGAATGGATTAATGGGGCAATTACCCGTGAATCTTTGTCAGCTCTTCAGCAAAAAGCAGGTAGCAATAGACAAAAACTACAAGAGCTAGAGCAGATTAAAAAACTTATACGCAAAGCAGAGGGAGAGCAGTAATGGCCTACAGCTCATTTGAAGACAAATACCTGTCGGCCTTGGCTGCTGTCCAGTTTCCTGACATGCCTGTTGAGCCAGCGATGCCAGAGCAGACCATGCCCGGCAGACAAGAAGGTGATGTGATGCTGGCCGAGGTTGGGTCGCGTAATTTGCCAGAGCAGGCCTACAGTGGCCGTTATCCAGACAGCATGAAAGCTATTGAGCCAACCGTGCGCGAGCGTTTGGCAGGCGTGTTGCAATCCAGCTTTGAAGGCTTGGGCATGGATCGCTACAAGGCTCGCCAAAACGCTCAGACGCTGATTGGTGGTGGTAGTAGCAACCTGCCGTTGAACATAGGCTTGGCTGACTTTGTGCCATTCTTGGGTACAGGGCTGCAGACTGAAGAGTCTGCAATCATGGGCGGTGAGTCAATTGAGTCTGCCAAACGCGGCGACTATGGAACGGCTGCACTGCAAGCTGGAGGTGCTGTGCTTGGTTTGGTGCCCGGAGTAGCTGGCACGGTCAAGGCAGGCAAGGCGCTTGCCCCCGAAGCTGGACAGATGATCAGCAAAAGCATGGAAAAACTTGGCACTCCACTCCAAATGAATATTGTGGAGCCCAGCCCATCATCAATACAGGGGCCGGTATTAAACAGACAAGAAAAAGCCGTTATCAGTGCTGGCGCTGGGCGCAAAAAGCTAGTACGAGATGAAGCAATAAAACTTGCAGAAACCTTGAAGTCCAACTACCCAGAGGGAGATGGATGGTCGCCAATAGAAATTGGGAAAGTAGATCAAAAATTTGATAAAGCTGGCAAGTTTGTAAAAGTAGAAGTTGATCCAAAGGCTATTGCCTACGACTTTCACACGCCGCCAGAAGGCGTGCCAGAAGAAGCATGGCAAGCCACAATGTCATCGCGTATTTTGGATGAGGTGCAGATCGTTGTTGACCGTGCCGCTTCTGGTGATAAAGCCGCCTTAGATATTTTGGCAGAAGCAAGCTGGTATCGAACCATGCGCGACAGGTTACGCGCAGAGTTTGGTGGCCTTGGTGATGTATTTGCGGATGTCTTAGGTACAACCTCGGCGCAAACAGATGTTCGTCAAAACTTTAAAAACGCAGTGACGGTTCTTACAAAATTCAGCCGTGGCGATTACGATAAAACGCTGGCAGCTTATGAAGCAAGAGTTGCTAAAGGGCAGCCAGTAGATCCCGAAACCTTAAGCGCTTTGGATAAAGCAGGTGATTTTGACTTAATCAAAAATGATGCCGGTAAATTGTTTAATACAAATAGCCCGGCAACCATGGGCGCTTTGCTAGACATGTTCCGAGCAATTAAAGCTGGAGATTCTCCAAAGACTCCAAACTTTACAGGCAATTTAATTGGCTTGACTAATGAGGCAACCATTGATGTCTGGGCCGCTCGCATGTTGCGCAGACTGGCTGATTTACCAAGAATACCTCCACCAGCAGAAAAAGGCGTTGGTGGTGCCCATCAAAAAGGATCAACATTATTTGAGCCAAAAGTAAGTGGTGAATTCGGCTTTGGCCAAGATGCATTTAGAGAAGCGGCTGACGAAATAAACAAAAGCGGAATTATTAAAAATGTTGCCCCGGCCATTGGTGACCTTGGGCCAGACGACTTGCAAGCAGTTGCATGGTTTATTGAAAAAGAAAAATGGACAAACAACGGCTGGACAACAAAAGCCGGTGAAGGTGGCTCGCTTGATTACGAAATGTCATTGGCTGGCGCTGCTGATCAAAGCCGCATCAGTGATTTAAGAAAAGGAATCAACAAGTCATTCCAAGGGCCAGCCCGGCGCAAGGGTGAATTGGAAATGGGCGAGCAAGCTTACGAGTATCGTGTCAACCCATTGCGAGAGCAAGACCTTGCAAACAAAGAAGCCATGAGGCAAGAGCTTTTGCAATCCAAGGCCAGCGTTGATCGTTACACGCTTGGCGTTTCTGGAGAGCGTCCAGACAAGCCAATGAGCAACTATGCGCAAGCCGAGCTTGCCGCTGAATTTGATGATGTTGTGCGTGATGATGCAAGTGTTGTTGCATATAACTTGGCAAACACATACGGTTCCTTTATGGGAGATACAGAGCGAGCTTTAAATGCCGAATTTGTTGTGCGTCAAAATTTTAATCCCTCATCGCTTGAACGTCGCATGGTTGAGCAAGGCAAGACCTACGACCAAGATGCTGTCTTTATTTCTAAAGTAGTCCCAGATGGCGTAAGTCCAAACGCAAGACCCGGCGTTGAAATTTATTTCAAGCAAAAGATGACACCTGATCAAATGGCGGCGGTCACAGCAAAGCTGCGCCAGTATGGTGTTGATGGGTTTACTTATGTAACAGACATGCGATTCAATGACCGTATCAATGTACAGGCTCGCGCAGGTGGAGCTGAAACTGCAGGCTTGAATGGACTACGTTTTCAGTACATTCCTGAATTTGATGATGCGTTTAGCGCAGCTGACCAAGCCAAAATCATGCAAGAAAAAGAAGATCTGTTCCAAGACATTGTTGGCGATATAATCAAAGAGGGCAACGTGTCTGATGCCCGATTGGTTTTCTACGATACCAAGGTCTACTTTAGGGGTGATTACGATGAGTACCTTACAAGAACAGCTGGACAGGCTAATCCAACGCAAGGGGGAGCAAGACCCACTGGTGCAGATGTTGCGCAACCAAATCCAAGCGGAGAAGTCGGGCAAGACTTCACAAGAGTTGTATCTGACCGGCTCCGTAAAAAAGCAGCCAGCAGCAAATCCACAACAGTAAAACGGGGCGGTGCAGCTCCAACCTCTGGAGCTGAATAATGGCCATTCAACAAAGCCCTCTTGAACAACGACTTGGCCAGATCCTGCCGAGCGCTGCGCCCAGCACCCCAGCCGATCAGATACCGCTTGAGCCAATGCCCGGCGCTGACCAAAGCGCTGATGCTGAGATGCCAATGCCTGCTGAAGCCGGTACACCAAGCATGGAAGAAGGCATCCAAGTTGCTGGCCCAATTGATGCCGCTATCCGCAAACTGATTACCCGGCAGGCCACCAAGGCCGAGCGCAACTTGGTGCCAGAAGCCGCACGCATGCCAGAAGGCCAACTGCCAGAGGCCGCCAAGGCTGGCCGGTTCAAGCTGATCCCAGAGGCTGATCAAGTCTTGACCGATGAAGTTGGCCGTGCTGTCAGTCGCCGTCAAACCTTTGGCATTACTCAGGGCAAGCCCGGCGGCACACCCGATGAGCCCTTCAACCTGTCGCGCTACCAGACCGAAGACGCAGCTGCCATTGTGGGCGGTGTGGCTGATGCGCTCAATATCAGAACCAAGGCCGTCACGTTCCAAGAGATCAAGGACAAGGCAGCAGAGTCTGGCATCAGTGAGGGCTTCTTGTCCCGGCTGATCGGCAGCGATGGCCGCATGATGGCCAATGCCGTCGAGACCTACAAAGCGCTTGAGGTGCTGGAGTCTAGCGCCAACGAACTCGACAAGCTGTTCAAGATGGTCAACAGCGGCACGGCCACCGATGTGGACAAGCTCAAGCTGCGCCAGCAAATCGCCTTCCACGGCCTGATCCAGCGCGGTGTCAAGGGCATCCAGACTGAGACCGCCAGATCGCTGGCTGTGTTCCGCATTCCCCGCGATGGCAATGCTGCCGTGGTGCGCCAAGTGATTGACGAATACGGTGGCGACGCAGCCCTGTCTGACATGGCCAAGTCTTATCTGACGCTGGAGTCGCGTGCGGCTCGCAACTCTATGGTGGAAAAATCAACCATGTCGGGCTTGAAGGATATGTGGTTCACCACCTACATCAACGGCTTGCTGTCTAGCCCTGTGTCGCATGCCAAGAACATAGTGTCTAACACCACCTTTGGCTTGTATCAAATACCAGAGCGCTTGATTGCATCTTTCTACAGCAACACACTGCCGCAAGGAGTTCGCTCATGGAAGTCTTTGCTTCCCGGCAGTGCTGATGACAAGATCGCCTACGACGAAGCGCTGACCATGGTGCAGTCGTTGCGCAATGGGTTGGTTGAAGGCTTTGATCTTGCATCTATTGCGTTCAAGAAGAACCAGCCCAATGACATGATGAGCAAGATTGAGGCGCAGCGCGGTGGCGAACTGCCATCCATTAGCTCTGCTGCTTTTGGAATTGAGCAAGACAAATGGCTTGGCAAGGCCATTGATTACTACGGCACGGCGGTTACCCTGCCGGGCAGAATGCTCATGGCTGAAGATGAGTTCTTCAAGGGTGTGCTGTACCGCATGGAGTTAAACACTCAGATCACCCGCCGCAGCAAATCGGTCTACCGTGATGCGCTGGATTCCGGCATGCCAGAAGCAGATGCAATGGCCAAGGCTGAAGCTGAAGCAATTAGCCTATTCCAAAACCCTCCTCGCGATCTGGATGAGGCAGCTGTTTTGTTTGCGCAAAAGGGAACCTTCACCGCTGAATTGCCGCCAGCCCTAAAGCAGTTGCAAAAGACTTTCAACCACCCTGCCCTAAAGGTAATCGTGCCGTTCTTTAAGACACCGGCCAACATTGGTTTGCAGGTCATTGAGCGAACACCGTTTGCACCGCTGTCGTCACAGTGGCGCGAGGAGATCGCAAAGGGCGGCGTGTACCGCGACATGGCCTTGGCCAAAGTGACCCTTGGATCTGCTGTGCTGGCTACCTATGCGGCCATGGCTGCTGAAGGCAGTATCACCGGGCGCGGCCCAGCGCGTAAGGCTGACAGAGATGCGTTAATCCGCGACGGCTGGCAGCCCTACTCCATCAAGGTTGGCGACAAGTACTACAGCTACAGCGGCATGGAGCCAGTCTCTGCGCTGATGGCCATTGCTGCCGACTATGCTGAGTACGCCCAGCATGAGACTGATGCCAGCAAGATTGAAGAAGTATTCCTTGGTGGCACCTACGGCCTGTACGAGTACATCAAGGAGCAGCCCTACTTGCAAGGCGTGGCTGATGTGGCCAAGCTGATTGGCACCAACCAGCAAGGCGCTGTTGACGGCCAGAAGATCGTGGATGGTCTGGTCAAACAGTTTGGTGGCTTTGTGATTGGTGGCTCACCCTTTGGTGTCTACAGCTCTTTGCTGGCTGGCATTGAGCGCCTATCAGACCCAACCAACAAAGATACCCGCGCCAGCCCAGAGCTGCCCATGGGTGTGCGTGGATTTTTTGAAGCGTACAACAAGTACAAATCACGCATCCCTTACTTCAATGCAGACCTGCCGAATACGCTGAACCTTTGGGGCGATGAGACAAAGTCTGGCACCGGCGCAGCTTACGAGCTAGTGTTGCCAACACGGGTGACACCGCAACAGTTCTCCGAGGTGGATGACCTACTAGTACGCATGGGTTCACCCATTGGTATGCCTGACCGCAAGATTGACGGGGTTGAGATTGATGCATTCCAGTACAACCGGCTGCTGACTATCTACGGCAAAGAATTACCAAGCAAAGATGAGATCTTAAACATCATGCAGACACCCGGCTTTGACCTGATATCGTTAGATGATCAGCAAAAGACTGTGCAGCGTGTGCATTCCAAGTACATGGATGCTGCCAAGAATCAGCTCAAGGCTGAAGACCCAACACTGCAATTCAAAATCGATGAGCTTAAAGAGCTAAAAAAAGCTAATGGCCTCTATTACAAACCAGATTAAAAAAGTACAATTTCCAACAGGAAGGATTGCATTATGGCCACCGTACCAATCAGTAACGTAACTCGCCGAACAGTCTACGCACCCAGCGGCAGTGGTGGCGCTGGCCCGTATGCGTTCACCTTTGAGATCTTGGCCAACACCGACATCGCCGTCTTCAAGGACGACACGCTGCTAACCTTGACCACGCACTACACCGTGACCATCAACGCGAATGGCACCGGCTCGGTGACCATCACAGCAACTGGCTTGGCGCTGGCACCAACCTCACCAACCCAGTACGCCATTGTCGGCAACCGCACCATTGCTCGCACCACTGACTTCACAACGGGTGGCGACTTCTTTGCCAACACGCTGAACGACGAGCTGGATCAGCAGACCATCTTTGCCCAGCAAAACTCTGAAGGTCTACAACGTGCGTTGAGTGCGCCACAAACCGATCCGACCACCATTGACATGATTTTGCCAAGGTCATCTGAGCGAGCTAGTAAAGTACTCTCATTTGATTCCAGTGGAAACCCAACGGCCACTGAGTTTATTGGCACCAACAGGGGCAACTGGGCAACTGCTACTTTGTACTATGTGCGCGACATTGTCAAAGACACATCGACCAGCAACATCTTTCAAGTCACTGTGGAGCACACCTCTGTCGGGGCGCAGCCACTCACAACCAACGCTGAAGCGGCCAAGTACTTCTTGCTTGTTGATGCTGCTGCTGCTGGCGCATCTGCCACTGCTGCGGCGGCCTCGGCCTCGGCTGCTTCAACCAGTGCCAGCAATGCATCCACTTCTGCGACCAACGCTTCAAACTCAGCCACCACTGCCAGCACTCAAGCCAGTAATGCGAGCACCTCGGCCACAAGCGCCAGCGGATCTGCAAGCACAGCCACCACGCAAGCTACTGCTGCTGGCACCAGTGCCACAAGCGCGGCAGCCAGCGCTACATCTGCAACAGCTTCTGCAACTACCGCCACAACACAGGCAACAACAGCCACGACGCAAGCAACCAACGCATCAACCAGTGCGACCAACGCGGCGACAAGCGCAACCACCGCAACGACTCAAGCAACAACGGCTACAACTGCTGCTACAACTGCAACAACACAGGCAACTGCGGCTAGTACGTCGGCTACCAACGCGGCCACCTCGGCCAGCAACGCATCAACCAGTGAAACAGCTGCCGCCGCATCTGCTACCGCCGCTGCTGCCAGCTTTGATGCGTTTGATGACATCTACTTGGGTGCCAAGGCAAGCGACCCCACTGTTGACAATGATGGCAACGCGCTGACTACTGGCGACCAATACTTCAACACTGTCTCCAATGAGTTGCGTGTGTGGAACGGCAGCACATGGCAGGCAGCATCCACCATTGGTGGCACTGTGACCAGTTTAAATGTGACAGGAGTTGCCAGCTTTGCAGATGGGTCTGCTGCCGCGCCATCTATCACCAACGATGGCGACACCAACACAGGTATCTTCTTCCCTGCCGCTGACACCATTGCCTTTACTGAGGGTGGTGCGGAGGCTATGAGAATTGATAGTGGTGGCAACCTTGGACTTGGTGTTACGCCTAGTGCTTGGGCAAGCACATTTAAGGTATTGCAATTGCCTAATGGTGGAAGTTTTAGTACAGGTGCTACATCTGTACAAACAAGCATGAATGCTTATTTTAATGCTGGTTGGAAATATATTGCGGCAAGTACAGCGGCAAACTATTTTCAGCAAGGAAATACGCACGTTTGGAGAATTTCTGCTGATGCAACACCTGTCGTTGATGGTGCTATCACATGGACAAGTGCAATGACGCTGGATGCGTCTGGCAACTTGCTGGTGGGCGTAACAAGTGCCAATGCAAACGGCGGTGTTCTACAACTTAAATCTGGCATAACTTTCCCTGCAACACAAGTTGCCGCTACTGACGCAAACACGCTGGATGATTATGAGGAGGGTACTTGGACTCCAGCGGAAGCAACCATATCACTAGCCTCTGCTGTTGGTCACTATACAAAAGTCGGCAATATGGTTACTGCATGGGCTTATATGGTATGGCCTGTTACTGCTAATACAGCTAATACTGTTATAAATGGACTGCCATTTACGATAGCAAATGCTGAAGATAACCGTTCTTGTTTTGTAACTCAATGCAATGCTGCCTTGTTATTGTCTGGAACTGGTTCTATTATGGGAATACCAGCCTCTACACAAAGTCAACTGTTTAAGGCTGACGCAAACAGAGCAACAAACGCAAACATGACTACCGCCGAACTACGAGCAACTTGGGTTTATTATGTTTAATTTAAATTGTTAAAAGGAAATCAAAATGTCACTCACCAAAACCACAACTGTTGACCAAATCACAGTAACCGAAAACGGCATCGTCCTCTATCGTGAAGCTACACGCATCATGGAAGATGGCACACAACTGAGCCAAACCTATCACCGTTCAAGCCTGATACCAGCACAAGACCTTACAGGCGTTCCTGCTAATGTTGTTGCAATCTGTAACGTGGCATGGACTGCTGAAGTCATTGCCGCCTATCAAGCGCAAGTGGCTGCATCACAACTTCAAGAAGCATAAGCCATGACAACCACTTGGACAATCGCACAACTTGACCGCCAAACCTCTGATGGCTTGGTAACCACTGCTCACTACAGAGTAGACGCTGTGGACGGTGAATACTCTGCTGGCACTTACGGCACAGTAGGTTTTGAGCGTGGCACATCTTTCACCGCTTATGCCTCATTGACCGAGGCTCAAGTCATTGCTTGGGTCAAAGACAAGTTAGAAGTAACTGAGATTGAGGCAAGTCTGCAAACACAGATTGACGCACAGAAAACACCAACATCAGCCACAGGAGTGCCTTGGTGACCCCAGTTGAAGCCCGACTAGATACGCACGAACAAGTGTGCGAGTTTCGCTATGACTCAATCAACGCTCGGCTCAAGCGCATTGAGCAGATCCTGATCGGCAGCTGCGCGGCCATCATTGCAATGCTGTTGACGCTGGTCTTAAAGCTGTGATGCATCATGCCGCTCACCATTGCACTGGCCGCTGTAGCCTTGGTGAAAAACATCCGAGAAGGGTGCGAGCTTTACAAGCAGGCGAAGGAATCTTATCTAGAGATAAAGGAAACCTATGACGAGGTTGCTGGAATTGCTCAAGAGGTTCACGGGTTCCTTGGTCCAATCATTGCATTTTTCAAGGGAAAAAGTAAGCCTGCAAAGCCACCTCCTGTGGCTGCACGTTCAAAGAATAACTCTAAGTATGTTGCTGTTGATGAGACAAAAATCAAAGCAGATATTGTCAAACATATCAGCGAGTTTTTCACGCTTCAAGAAAAGCTAGCGGCCAAGATCAGACTTGAAGAGGAGCAGAGCAAGACAGTCTACGACCCAGATCAGAACCACAACATCGCGGCCATGAACAGAGTGCTTGCCTTGCAGCAGATGTCTGAGCTTGAGGTTGAGATCAGAGAGATCATGGTGTACCAGACCCCGGGCATGGGTGCCTTGTACAGCGAGGTTTTCAAGATGAGAGAAGTAATTGCAGAGGAACAGGAAAAAGCAAGACTGAAACAAGAGGCAACAAAAAGGCAAGAGGCATGGCAACTCAGGCAAGAGGAAAGAAACCTGCAAGCAAAGTTGGCAGCAGTAGTAGTGACTACCCTATTCCTCCTCTACCTGTGGCTGTGGCTCCTGCTGATAAATCGGTGGGGGAAGACATAGTGGCTGCGATTCTTCTGTGTGTGTTTATGGCGCTCATGCTGCCCCTTGGTGCCATGCTGTATCTAGACATTCTGGAAGCCAAGCATCAGGTCAATGTGCAATTGGAGAAAGTAGAGAAGCTCAGACGGCAAGTGGAACAGCAACAAAGGAAAGGAAACAAGGATGACTAAGCAGCTAGAAAAGAATTCAACATACGCAGCGTTTGACGCAGACGGCGACGGCGTTGTAACTGACGACGAGTTGGCCAAGAGCGAGCGCATGATGCAGATCGAAAACATGGACAAGCTGGCCGATCAGCAGCGTGTCATGGCTTGGGTCGCAATGGGCTTGCCATTCTTGATCATTGTCTTTTTGTGTGCTCCATACATAACTGACGCACGGGTTCAGATTGTGATGGGCTTGGCCACAACCTTTGCCGCAGCGATGGGCACCATTGTGGTCGCCTTTATGGCAGCCACTGCCTACATCCGAGGCAAGATGAACGATGCTTAAGATGGCTATTGCTGCTGTCATGCTGGCTGCAGCCTTTGCGTCTGGCTTTGCTGTGCAGGGCTGGCGCAAGGATGCGCAGATCGCAGAGATTGAGGCAGCCAACTCGGCTGCTGTGGCTGCTGCCACTGCGCAGGCCATGGAAGAAACCACCCAGATGCAAAGGAAAAAAGATGACGCACTACGACTCGCGGCCAAGCGTGCTCAAGAGAATGCTTCCGCTGCTGCTGCTGCTCGCGCTGAGCGTGACGGGCTGCGCAACCAGATCAACGCCGCCACCACCGCTTTGCCCACAGCTACCTGCTCCTCCGCAAGAGACTACGCCGCCACCGCCACAGCCGTATTCGAGCAATGTGCTGCAGCTCTTGAAGAGCTGGCGACAAAAGCTGATGGACACGCCACTGATTCAAGAACCCTGACCAACTCTTGGCCAACAACTGAAAGGAAACCATGAACCTCACAAAAAACTTTACCCTCAAGGAGCTCACCAAGTCAGAGACTGCGGTGCGCCATGACGTTGACAACCAGCCAAACGAAGAGCAGATTGAATCGCTGCGCTTGCTGTGCGAAAAAATCTTGCAGCCGGTGCGCGACCACTATGGCAAACCAGTGCGGATCAATAGCGCCTTCCGCTGTGCAGAATTGAACCGGCTCACGGGAGGATCTGCAACCAGTGATCATTGCAAGGGCCAAGCAGTTGACTTTGAAATTGATGGCGTGTCGAATGATGAACTGGCACGCTGGGTGCAAGAGAATCTTGAATTCAGCCAATTGATCCTTGAATTTTTTCAGCCCGGAGTACCTGACAGCGGGTGGGTGCATGCCTCTTACAACCCGCAGGCCCTAAAGGCTCAAGTGTTGACGGCCACCAAGGTGGCCGGAAAGACTCAATATCTTCCCGGCTTGGTGGTAGCTTAACCCTGCGATGCACCCAGTGCTTTGATGCGCTGGGTGTAGCTGGCCGTGTGCCGGATCCGCTTGACCATGTCAATGCGTGCGATGGTTTCTTCGTTGACTACACGCAGCTCCTTCAGCGCGGTCATGCGCTCACGGGCTGGCCGCTTGCCAGCTCTCGCTGTCTTGTCGGCCAGATCTTCGTAGGCATCTTGCCACTCATCCAAGCTCTCATGTATTGAGAAGGCTTCCTTCTTGCCGGGCACCATCAAGGCATAACCAAATCGTGCCACGGTATCAGCAGGCTGCAGCTCTTCAGCTTCAACTGTCACCAGCTCTGGCTCAACCGTGTCGGCAAACGCTGCCTCAATGATGACTGGATCGCTGGTGGTCGCGGGTATGGCCACGGGCTCCGGCTTGGCCACCAGATCCAACGGGTTGGCTGGCTTGGCCACAGGCTGGGGCTTGGCTTCATCAGGATAGTCCTGTGCTTCCTCGGCGCTGATCAAGCCCTTGAGCACATCGGGGAAGGCATCGCGCAGCGCAAAGCCGCGAGCTCTCATCTGCATCATGCGCTTGGGGTATGCCGACCATGGTCCTTGCTTGGCCCACAGGCCAGCTCGCTTGGCATCCTCGACACTGAACTTGGCAACAACCGGCTTGCGATTTTTTCGCTTGGCAATGCAGACGGCCACCGGGTTGGGCGTGCCTTCGTTCTCAAAGAACTCTTCAACGTCTTCGCAGACTGCGCTGGCCTGCACCAGCGCCATCATGGCATCGCCGTACACGCTTGGCTTGCCGTTGATTACCGCGATGTTCTGCAGCGCCTGCATGGGTGCCAGCCCCATCTCATAGCCCCACTGCACGCAGACCAGAATATCTTGGGGCTTGCCTTGGTAGGCCTTGGGCACCATGCTGGAGCTGGCCAGCATGTCGCTGAATTGGATGGCCTCGGTGAGGGTTGCTGGCGCAAAGCCCCGGTTAGTGGTGGTTAGTTCCATTTGGATCTCTCTCAGTTAAGTAGGTTTGCATGGTGGTGAAGATCAGGTGTGCCATGGCCTCGACAAAGGCCTCGGCTTGTGGCTCGGTGCAGCCGGTGGCATTAAGCATGGCCACGACAGCTGCGTCGTAGGCTTGCTGGATGTCGGGTCTGCCTTGCAGGTTCAAGACTGCTCCTTGATGGTCAGCGTGGACTGGCGCACAGAGTAGGCTTCCTTGGCCGGTACCAAGCGCTCGGCTGCCGCCTTGTAGTTGCGCATGGGCCAGTTGATTACAAAGCGGCCAGCTCGGCCACGCTCGGCCTGCCCCATCAGCTCCTTGATCTGTTTCTCAGCGTTGTCGATTGAGGCTTCGGCTTCTCTGACCACAGACTTAGCAGCCAGCAGCTCCTCGGCCAAGCGCTCGGCCTGCATGTCAAGGGAAATCTCTTCCTTGGCCACGGCCTGCGGGTACATGCGATCCATCTCTTTGCTTGTCTCAGGCGGGTACCAGTCAATGGCACCGCTGTCTCGGTAGGTCTGCAGCTTGTGCTCAAAGGCCAGCACAGCTTTGATGATCGCTTTTTGTGTCTCGCTATGCGGAGCGAACAGGAACACGCGCAGCTCAATGCCTTGGTAGAGCACGCAGACCGCGCCCCACTTGTGGCCGGTGATCAGCATCTGGCCTTGCAGTTGGATGGGGCCACGCGCAAGGTGGGGCACATCTTCGGGCAGCATCTTGGTGAGCTTGGCTTCCAGCACGCCGGGACCGTTGAGAATGATTGAGTCTTGGCCAACCACATACAGACCCTTGTCGGGGTCGGTGGTGATCTCTTGGCCAAGCCCAAAGCCAATGCCATCCAGCGAGCACGACAGGGCAACAGCGTTGTGTGTGTAGGCTTGTCCGATCTGGGTGTCATAGTCGGTGAGCCCCAAGCGCTTGGCTGATTCGATCAGGATGACCGGCTCCAAGGTATTGCCCCAGCCCATGGCTTCGTTGCCAATGTCCGGGCGCTCTTTGCCGTCAATGGCGTTGATGCTGAACTGCAGCTCATCATTGGGGGTGCTGTACTTGCTGAAGCCCATCAGCCCGGGTAAGCGCGATGCGCTCATTGCTTTGTCGTCGGTCAGTTTGCCTGCCATTTTTTACTCCTGTAATTGATAAACACGCACCACTCTGGCATGCGCTTGGGGGTGATTGGCCTCAACAAGGCCAACCTTGACGAACTGCTTTGTGCGGAAGACCGCGCCTAAAACAGATGGGTGGAGGTGCGCGGGGATCTGGATCCGCTCACGCACATCATTGATACTGACGCGGCCATGCTGGCGGCAGACCTCGGCGGCGACCGCCCGGCACCGTGCCAAGAAGTCGGCATCGCGCTGCTCAAACAGGTCGAGCTGTGCATCTCGGATGATCTGGCCAACCTTCATACGAAGATGATCACAACCAGCCCGATGGCTGAAACCACATACAAGACCATGTCGGCAGCCGCGGCTGCTCTGGTTTCAAGCGGGTGTGCTGGTGGCAGCAGGGCACGCTGCAGGCGCAGCATGTCGGGGTCTGATTCTGGGGTCAGGGGAAGCTCATAGCATGAGCCGATGATCACTTTGCCGGTATCAATTTTTTTAGCCATGGTTTACTCCTTAGATACGTTTGAG